ATACAGTAGGTACACAAAATACCACAACAAGAACGGTTACTACAACACCAACAATTTTAACATCTTTTATAACTGATGTTGGATTTCCAAATATTACCAGTATTCCATCTGGTGATATTGTAGTAGAATTTGATACACAAAAAGCATCTGGTGTTGGAGGATATTATTGTTACGCTGAAATTTATAAAAGAACGGTTGGTGAAACTGAAACACTCATAGCAACAACTGGAAATTCTTCTAGTTCTACTCTGAACAGTCAAATTCAACAAAGAGTAAATGTATTTGTTTCTACTCCAATTTCATTAAATGTATCTGATAGAATTGTAGTAAAAATATATGCAGTAATGCTTACTACTTCGGCTAGTATTAGCATATATTTTGATGGTGCAGCTGATGGTGCTTTAACATTACCTGTTTTACCAGCATCAACTCTAAACTTTGTACCTTACATTAATGCTACGGCAAATGTTCAATTAAATTCGTATAGTTTAATTGCCAATACAGTAAATGCAAATACAGTTATCGCAAATCAATACATTCAATTTAGTGATGGTTCAAAACAATATACTGCAAACGCTGGATCTTCTTCAGCTAATTCTTTTGGCAGAATTTATGCGTCAAATAATACAACATATGCCAACGCCTCAATTGCAACAGACACAATAAATTTTATTGGTGAAAGTGGAATCGCTGTTGTTGCAAACTCTACAGCAAAGTCTATTACATTTGCGGCAACACCAGGCGCACAAGGATTGACCGTAGATTATGGATATGTTTATGAAGCAATCAATTATTCTATAGACTACGGAACGATATAATAAATACAACCTATGGCTACACAAGTTCAATTTAGACGAGGTAATACATCTGCAACAGGCGCCTTTACTGGTGCAATTGCTGAAATTACTGTCGATACCGATAAGAAAACCGTTGTTGTTCACGATGGTTCTACTGCTGGTGGCATACCACTTGCCAAAGAAGCCAATTTAACTGCAATATTTGTTCAGGCAAATGCGTCTTTTGATAAGGCTAATTCTGCAAATGTATTAGCACAACAGGCTTTTGATAAGGCAAATTCTGCAATTACCGCAAATAGTGTTGCAACATTAAACAATAAAACTTTTGATGTTTCTGTTTCAAGCAATAATATATTTTCAATTCAAGGCCAATCAATTGCATCATATAGTGGTTCTGGCCAAGTTCTTTTATTGCAAAACTCACCTACAATTTCTGTTCTGAATCTTAGTGATTCACAGTTAAACTTAGATGGTGGTACTGGCAGTTTATATTGGTCTGGTCAGTCTGGTGTTGCACAAGCAGGTGATTTAAAGGCCGGTGTTTATTCTTCCGACCCAGCATCAAATAATTCATTGTTTACATTTGGTGGTGCTGGCGCAAATGTAATGAGTGTTGGTATAGAAGGAAGTTTGTTTATTGGTACTGCATTACCTTCAAACGATGGTGGACTGAACACAACTTACCCTGGTTGGTTAGTTGTTCAGAGTGGGGCCAAGTTTGGTGGCACAATTAATACTCTTGGTGCATTACAGTTTGATGATCCAGCAACTGCCAATGTTATATTTGCTGATGGCACAAGACAAAATACTGCTTATCAAACCATTGTTTGGACTACAGCAAATTCTGCATTTGATAAAGCTAATTCAGCTAATGTTTTAGCTCAGTCTGCATTTAATAAAGCAAATAATGCACTTGCAAATACTGGAGGTTCAATTACAGGTGATTTAACTATTACAGGTAATTTAACCATTGTTGGTCAACAAGTATATGCCAATACACAAACAGTATTAATTAAAGACAATATTATTACTCTTAATGCTGCAATTGATCAATCTGCGGCACCATCTGTAAATGCAGGAATTGAAGTTGATCGTGGATCATCTGCCAATGTTTATTTGTTGTGGAATGAAACATCAGATACTTGGCAGTATACAAACGATGGATCAACATATCTTAATATTGCAGATGGCGGCCGATTGGATGCAGCATTTTCTTTGGCAAATGGTACGGCTGGCGTTGCCAATACAGATGTTACAAATATATCAATTACAACTGGAACATATGGCAACTCAACTCATTATCCAGTTATAACTTTATCTGCAAATGGTAGAGTAAATACAGTAACGACTGTCGTTGTTCAAGATCCAAGTGCATTAGCATTTGCAATTGCTTTAGGATAAAATATGGCTAAACCAACTACAAGAGCAACATTCAAAAATTATTGCCTACGCCGTCTAGGCTTTCCGGTCATTGACATTAATGTGGATGACGACCAAGTAGATGACCGTATTGACGATGCATTACAGTTTTTTGAAGATTACCACTTTGATGGTGTAGAAGAAATGTATCTCAAACATCAAGTTACTGCTGCAGATATTAACCGTGGATGGATTTATTGTCCTGATTCGGTAATTTTTGTCACCGCAGTTTTTCCGTTTGATGATTCTAATTCATCCATTAATATGTTTGACTTGCGTTATCAATTACGCCTACATGACCTCTATGACTTTACATCCGTATCGTATGTATCATATGAGATTACCATGCAACATATTCGGTCATTAAACTTATTGTTTTCTGGCACACCACAATTTCGTTTTAATCGTAAACAAAATAAAATCTTTTTAGATATTGATTGGTCCCGTGATTTGTTGGTTGGTGAATATGTAATTATTAAATGTTATAGAGCTTTACGGCCAGAAACTCTCACACTTACAGGTACCGTATCAGCAACCACAACGGCAAATACCGTAACAGGAACAGGTACAATTTTTGACCAAGAACTGCTAGAAAATGATTTTATCAATATCAATGGCGAAAGTTTACAAGTTAAAAAGATTTCTTCACCAACATCACTAGAATTACAAGCACCAGTCGCAGCACCTGTTTCTGGTGGCACAGTAACGGTGACTGGCGTTTCAGATGTTTGGAATGACCGCTTTCTTAAAAAATATGCTACTGCTTTAATTAAACTCCAATGGGGTAATAACTTATCTAAATTCTCTGGTATTCAAATGCCTGGCGGTGTAACACTTGATGGTGTTCGTATTGCTAATGAAGCAAGAGAAGAAATTAAAGAAGTAGAAGAAGATTTATTCCAATTCAACAGCTTGCCAAGTGAGATTATTACAGGTTAAAATGAATGGCAACCAATGTCTATTTCAATAACTATCCGTCAAGTCAGATAACCAGCGAGCAATTGCTCGTTGAGGATTTGGTCATTGAAGCCATGAAAATTTATGGCATGGATGTTTACTATCTTCCTCGTTCTACCCGTGACCAAGTAGATTATCTATTTGGTGAAGATACTCTCAAACAGTATGTAACAGCATATCCAATTGAGATGTATTTGGAAAATGTTACGGGCATGGACGGTGAACAAGATTTTATTTCTAAATTTGGTTTAGAGATTCGTGATGAAGTTCAATTTCTTGTTTCTCGGCGCAGATTTGCAGCTACAATACCACTTACACGACCACTAGAGGGAGATTTAATTTATGTTCCTCTCGTAACGGCATTTTTTGAAATCACTTTTGTTGAGCATGAAAATGACCAAGCCATGTATTATACTTTGGGTCGTGGTCGTGGCGGTAATGTTTATGTGTATGGACTAAAACTTAAACAATATGTATTTTCTAATGAAATTGTTTCAGTTGGTATATCTGAAATTGATGACCAAATTCGCAACTACTATTCTAAAACAAACATTACATTAAATTCTGGTGGTTCTGGTACTTTTGCAAACGATGAAATTGTTTATGTGGGGTCAACTTTAGCAAATGCTACCGCACAAGCACTTGTTTACGATTTTATACCAAATTCATCTATACAAATTTATCGCACAATTGGAACATTTACTCCAGGCACCACACTTAAAGGCAACACTAGCTTGGCACAATGGACAATTGGTACTGCATCTGACCTCACGATTATGGACAATGCCTTTGAAGATATACAAGACAATAACCGAATTAAATCTGAAGCCAATTCTATTATTGACTTTACTGAAACGAATCCTTTTGGTGAACCATAATGCTAGGTAAATCACAATATTATAATCGGTCTATTCGTAAAATAGTGGTTGCTTTTGGCACATTATTTAAAGACATTCAACTCCAAAGATACACTAAAGATGGTCTTACCAAAAAAGAAATCTTTACTGTGCCTTTGTCTTATGCTTCAAAGGAAAGATATCTTACACAAATTACATCTGATCCAGAGTTACTTAAATCAATTAGTGTAACTGTTCCTCGTATTACATTTGAACTCATAGGTATGTCTTATGATTCTAGTCGTAAGCAACAATCTTTGGTACAAAACTTTGCACAGAATTCTTACGGCAATTTAAATACACAATATGCACCGGTGCCTTATGACTTTACTTTTTCAATGTCAATCTTTGTGCGTAATACAGAAGATGGTACACAAATTGTAGAACAAATTATACCATTTTTCAAACCAGATTTTACAGTTACCGTTGATATGATTCCAGACATGGATCAAAAATATGATATGCCTATCATACTCAACTCTGTAAATATGACAACTGATTATGAAGGCGGTTTAAGTG